CTTCCTGTAACTTATTGATTTCATTAAGAAAATTCGTAGTTTTAATTCCAATCAATTTAGTGTATGATTGTATTGTAGATGAAGCTTTACTCGAATTTAGGGTGACGGACGACGAACGAGCAAACGAGCGAGCGGGGAGGTAAGAGATGAGAAGCATCGAAGTGGAGGTAGCGAAGAGGCGGAGGAAGTGCCATCAGTGCGGAGAGTCGATTCCTAAAGGGTGGTCGCACCTAGCGGTAGGCAGCTCCTCGAGAGGCAAGACGAACATCTGCGAGGTGTGCCTGGAGTGTACCCTCGAGATGGTAACGGAGGATAACGACTTCAGGCGCGAGCAGGAGAACGATCGCGCGCAGAGTATATGAGTTTATGGGCCAACAAAAGATGCTCCCGAGAGGGAGTAAAATTGAGTATCGTTCTCATCAAAACGAACTCCTCAGTCGAGAGGCTGAGGACTCTCCTCGAGAGAGGGGAGGGAAGGAGAAGCGAAGATGGCAGACGTAGCGAAAGGGAAAGCGACACAGGCGGAGATTGAGGAGGGATTGAAACTCCTCGCGAAGAAGCGCGAACGGGACGAGAAGATCAAGAAGGGAGAGATCAAAGGCTACGGGTATAAGAAGATGTCCGAGCTCACTCCCGATCAGCAAGCGAAGGTGCGTATGCGGACGAAGCGTATGACTCTGAAGACTCAGTTGATCCTGAAGAAGGCGAAGGCTGCAGGTATCAGCGTGTCAGAGAAAGAGATCGACGCTGAGATCGCTAAAGCGTAGTCGCTTGCGCGAGGCTTGCGCGAGAAGCGAACCGTCGACGGATGACTTGTGGGGCTCTCTCATCTTGGTGGGAGAGCCCCACAGACCTCCTATCTCCTACGCAGCCGCGAAGGAGAAGGAGAAAGGAGCAAGCGAGCATGAAGCGTTATTATGAGATAGTAGTACACGCAGCAAGACACATTAACCAACCCAACATCACGTTCAAGCGACTCAGGAAGGTTATTCATCTCATGCAGGTGAAGCACCCAGAGTGCCCAGGGGTCGACGAGACTCTCTTGAGGCTGGCTTGGCGCGACTTCAAACGAGTGAAAGGAGGTCTTCGTGGCAACTAAACAGAGGAAGCCTATCGAGCCGCCAGCTCCTCCTCCGACGAAGGTGTTTAAGCAAAGGAGAGTCGACGAGTTTGCAACGGAGGTTGAGGAAGGCTTCGTCCAAGTCGATGGCCTCGATCAACTCATACCACTCGAAGCGTACCTCGTGAATCTGAAGGAGGAGAAGCTCGAGCTCGAGAAGTTGAAGCTTCGACGGAGGGAGCTCTCCCTCGAAATCAATGCCTACATCAACGATTACCTCAGCGGGACGAAGTTCGAGAGTCTTCCGTTCCAAGAGAAGTGCCGCTGTCTCTCCTACTCCTTCGGACTCCTTTACCTCGAAGAGGCTCCTTACTACGTCGCCTCGAAGTATCTTAGTGAGGCGTACCACTGGACCCACTTCGTGCGTGCGGTGTATGCGGTGAAGCAGAAGGGAGAGCCGACGGAGGAGAAGCAAGCAGTGTCACGAGTATGCGAGGTAGCTCCTTCGGATCACATCCTTCTCCGCGAGAGGGTGAGACTCCTCGAGCACCTCTTCTCCTTAGTCGAAGGGGAGCTACCGAAGAGGGAGCCTCGAGCATCCACTCCGAAAGTGAACTTCCTCGAGACGCTTAAAGCGGTAAAGGAGGAGGTTAGCTCTCTAAGGGGTGAGGTCGACGCGCTGAGAGAAGAAGTCATGAAGCTGAAAGGCGGACGAAGCGATGTTCAGCGAAAAAGATAAAGAGACTTTAGCGGAGATCATGGGGCTAGCGAGGGAGGGGCACGCAGACGCCATCTCCTTCCTAAGGGATAAGTACGCGCTTACGGTCTTCACGGGCGAGGAGGTGAAGCGAGTGAACGAGCTAAGAAGCGAAGGTAAGAGTCTCGAACAAGCAATTAAGCAGATGAGAGGAGAGCAAGATGAACTTCAAGGAAGCCGTGCAGCTATTGGAGGAGAGGTACCCCAGGAGGTACAAGTGCCTCAGGTATGAGATGATTTTAAGCCACTACTCGGAAGCGACAAAACCCAAGATAGAGATCCACTCCTACGTCGAAGGAATGGGATGGTCAGATGCCTGTAAGACCTTCCAAGACGCAATTGACAACTTAGAGAGAAAATTCGACTTTCCTGAGGGTATCGAGGACGAAGAAAAGGAGGCAGACGATGAGTAGTATTATTCTATACGGACCTCCTGGATCAGGGAAGACGACGATGGCTTGCTCGATGTGCAAGCTCGGACAGAGCGTCCTCCTGTATGACGCCGATCAGAAGGCAAGGAAGATGTTTAACTTAAAGCCTTACATCGAGTCGAAGCTCCTGCAGGTGCACGAGCCGCAGGAGAAGCTAGCGACTGACCTCAAGCGACGTATTACGATGCCTCGTGTGGCTCCTTCGAGCCAACCCAAGGGGTACCTCGAGTTTATCGAATTCATCACTCAGCTTGAGAAGGATAAGGAGCCTCGAGCCGACGTACTCGTAATCGATTCCATGACGAGGCTCTTCGAGCACATGAGGCGCTTAATCCTACACGTTCAGGGGAGAGGGATGATGGAGATCCAGGATTGGGGGATTATCCTCTCGAACCTCGAGGAGCTCTTCTCGACAGTCTTCTCTCTTCCGTATAAGCACGTGATCTTAATCGCGCACGATCAGACAGAGCGCGATGAGCTCGTAGGGAGGACTGAGGTGAAGCCGCTGATTGACGGGCAGATGAAGAATAAACTTGGAGGCTACGTCGAAGAGATGTACTACCTCCAGGTCGAAGCGACAAAGGCTGGAGCAGAGTACAGAATCCTGACGAAGCCTTTGGGTCGAGTGACACAGGTAAGAACTTCGAGGGACCTCCAGACTTATGAGCCTGCAGACTTCTCGATGATCCAGAGCTACGTGAAGGAGATGAAGTGAGAACATACGAAGGAGCCTTCAATTACCAAGGCGAGATTTGGAGAGGGACGACTGAAGCGAAGAGTAAGCAGCACGCTTTCAATAAGCTCACTGTTGGTATGTCAAAGAGGTATGGAATCGAGAACGCCCAAAGGCTGAGAAACTACTTCCTCTCGAAGGGGGGCTCATACGAGCTAAAGGAGGTCACGGGATGGACTGGGGCGAATACGTCGCTAGAGGACTTACTATCTTCTTAGTCATGCTCTGGATCGCTTACTGGAGGATAACACGATGAACGACTTAAGGTTAAGCTTCTCGGGTGCTTCGTCTTGGCTCGCATGCAGACGCAAGTGGGAGTTTACCTACCAAGAGAAGATTAAAAGGAGGGACATAGGGTACCCCTTGCAGGTTGGAGGGGTACTGCATGAGCTCGTACATAAGTATTATATGTGCGAGCTTACACCGGAGGACATCAGCAACCTCGATGAGTACGTCGCGAAGAAGTACCCCGACCAGACGATGGAAGTGTCCCATCAGGTTGCGACAGAGGCTGCAACGCTCCTTAATGGCTATCTACATAAGTTCCAGGACGACCCCTTGACAGTGATAAGTTCGGAGATGAAAATCGAGATCGAGAGGGTTGAGCCCCTGACGGGGAAGAAGTACCGCATTTACGGCATCATCGATGCGGTTTGCAGGACGAGGGACCAGAGGCTATGGAGGCTTGAGCATAAAACATCCGCGAGGCTGGATACTTTCTACCTGAGAGGTCTCAGATCGGGACTTCAAGGAGGGATCTACCATCACCTCCTGAATGAGACAATGCCGGAGCCAGTTATAGGCACGATATACAATATGTTCGTTAAGACGAGGATCCCACAGTACGAGAGGATGCCTGTCTTGATGGAGGGAAAGCTCGCTGAGAGGTCGATCCAGACATTCGATGGAGTTGCGAGACAGATCTTCGAAGGAGACATCTTCCCCGATGCAGGATCTTGCTTCACGTACAACCGAGAGTGCGAGTTCTTACCTCTCTGTAATCTTGGTTGGAGTGGTACGTGGGACGAGAGATCCTTGCGGATCAAAAACTCGTTCTACCAGGAGAGAGAAGAAAGGAGGTGAAAGGTGAAGAAGGAAGCGAAAGCGAAGAAGCAGGAAAGCAAACCAGAACCTAAACCAGAACACAAACAGACAGGAGGAAGCAACATGGATTTCATTCAAGTACCAAAGGACATCGGCCAGGGGAACTTAAGATCGGACATCATGGGCGTATGCCGCGCAGAGCTTACGAAGATGCATTGGGGAACCTCAAGGCAGCAGAAGCCGAAGGTGACGATCGAATTCATCCTTACGGAGGACGTTGAGGGGCTCGAGCCTCCAACGACGGGCGAGAAAGTACTCGAGGCGTGTTCCCTGCAGCCCCAGGCTCTCTGGAAACTGAATCAGTACTACAAGGGGGCCACTGAGGAGGATATTCCCTCCCAGGAGTATACGATGCAAAGCTTCCAGGATTTGATCGAGGGCGCCCTCATCGGGTCGAAGTGGGACCTTGACTTGACTATCGGCGCAGACGACAAAGGCGAGCCGAGAACCCAAATTAGGAAAGCGGTGTCCGTCTAATCAAAAAGGGTAGGTAGTGGGCGTGGGTCTGCTGCCTACCCTTTTTTCTTGGGAGGCTTAGGGAGGGTCAAGATGATAGCATTTGAGGTAAACGCAAGCTGGCAACGACACATTGTTGTTTGCGATAATATCGCAGAAGTAGCGAAAATCTATAATTCCAAGTATGGGCCGGGTGCAGCGCTGAAGGAGGGGGTATGATTGACATAAGACCACTACGAGAACTTGATTATGGAATAGCAGTGTCTGTTCAAGCCCTTATCACAGCTATGGGGATGTTCTCTGAAAATCTACAAAGGATTCAACGCAATGAGGCTATCGCCTACCCTGACAAGGCGTTTGAGGACTTGATAGACAAAACAGGAACACATCATAATGGAGTGTTAAGAAGATGGGAGGGGGTATGAACGTCAAGCAATTTGATAAACTGACAGCAAGAGATTTTGAGAATGGAGCTGTTCGGGACGAAATACGAACTGCCCTTGCCGCCCTTGAGGAGCGGGATGCGGAAATCCATGAGAAATACAAGGCGGAGCTGATTACACAAAATGATCAGTTGGATAGATATGAGGAGCAGGTCGCCGCCCTGCAAGCGGAACTGGAAGAAGGCCGCCGAGCATGGGCAGAATCGGATGAACATAAAAACGCCGACGAGCTGAGAGAGGCTAATGAAAAGCTGGTTGGAGAGATCGCCGCCCTGCAACGATGGAAAGACGAGGCTCTTGAAGTTGAGGCATCTTGGGATTGTCAAGCAGTTGGTAAGGCTATTGGAACAACGCTTGGTGGAAACATCAGGAAGGACATTCTGCCGTTCATATTAAAGCAGAAGGCCCGGATCAAGGAACTGGAAGGGGCGTTGGGTCAGATAGTAAATTATGCTCAATGTCAAGTAGATGCCTTCAGTAGCGGCAATCCCCACTTAGATATGACGGGATTTCCACATCTTATTAAAGAGGCTAATTCCATATTGGGGATTGACGGACGGAGGGAGAAAACGCTGGCGGAGTGGAGGAAGGAGGCCGCATGAGAGACATCAGAGATAAGGAGGAGGAGAAATGATAATCGGTAAAGAGTTCAAATTCGAGTCGGCGCACTGCCTTGAGGGGCACCCTAAATGTGGGAGGATGCATGGCCACACCTACCGCTTAAGAGTCGAGGTCGAAGGACCTATCCAGGAGGATACAGGGATGGTTATGGATCTGCACGACCTCTCAGCGATCGTCAAACCTATAATTGCAAACTTTGACCACGATACTCTAAACGCAATCTTTTACCGTCCGACCTGCGAACTAATGGCTGCAGCGCTCTTCGCGATGGTTAACGAAGAGTTGCCTGAGGGAGTACGTGTCTATTCAGTGCTTCTACAAGAGGGGGAGGGTGGATATGCCTACACGACCGGTCGAACGTAGTATCATCGAACTTATGGATAGCTTGAAGTTGCCCTCTTGGCGGACAAACGAAAACTTCCGAGAGACGCCTCGAAGGGTCTCGAGTTTCTACAAGGAACTGCTCGAGAGGATGAGGCCTGAGATTAAAGTGTTCCCTTCGAGCTCCAACGAGATGGTGGTCTTGAAGGACTTTGTAGACTACTCCCTCTGTCCGCACCACCTCCTTCCTGTGAGGTATGTCTTCCGTGTCGGGTATATCCCCACAGGGCAGGTAATCGGACTATCGAAGATCCCCAGGATCATCCATTACCTAATGAGTAAGCTCCCCCTGCAAGAGGACATCCCTGATCTGGTAGTGCAGGAGCTCGTTGAGCTGCTCAGGCCGATGGGCTGCGGATGCCAAGTGCGTGGGCGGCACATGTGCATGGAGATGAGAGGCGTGAAGACCGAAGGGGAATTCGTTACAACGAAGCTCACAGGTGTCATTCTACTAAACCCAGGAACGCACGAGGAGTTCCTGACTTGCTGAAGTGAGGAAGGAGAGAAGTATGAAGTATCCAATTGTCGAAACCTTTTACAGCTTGAAGGGGGAAGGAAGATGGACGGGTACGCCTATGTTCTTCGTCCGTCTCGCAGGCTGCAATCTTAACTGCTCCTTCTGCGACACGCCATTCGAAGCGAACGAGCATCTGACGATCAGCGAGCTCCTCGAGCGTGTGCAGAGGACGTCTGCGCGGCGAGTGGTCTTGACGGGAGGTGAGCCCTCAATACACGATCTCATCCCTCTTCTCAGACGACTTAGACAGAACAACTACCTCACCCATATCGAATCGAACGGGACGAAGACTCTCCCTATCGCTTTCCTGGACTGGATTACCGTCTCACCTAAAAGCTGGCCACTTGACGAGTACACAATGACCTTCGCGAGTGAGATCAAGTTCCTATGCGGTACTCCCGACTGGCAAATGTACATCGACAAAGTGAGGAGGGAATTCAGCCTTACCGAGGGGGGTCAGAGGCTCCTTCTCCTGATGCCAATCGCGCGTGGGAAGAACGAAGAGGGGTGGAGCAAGACGCAGTACGACTTCAGAGCAGAGAACGTCAAGAACGCGATAGACTACTGCCTTAAGCATCCAGAGTTCTCATTCCAAATTCAACTACACAAAGTCCTTAACATTAAATAAGCGAGGAGGCAAAGATGCAAACAGCTTTCAGTTTCGAGGTTCCCATTAAACACTTGGAGCTCTTCGAGGACTTCCAAGACTTTCACTTTACCCTGTCTATGCTTTACTCGGAGTCTGTGTACTCCACCTTCTACCTCTGGCAGAAGAAGCTCGGCCTAAAGACTATCTGGCTCGATAACTCCTACAACGAGAAGATGAAGGCTGACTCCGCACATGAGCTCATCCCCACATTCAAAGTTCTCGGAGCGCATAAAGTGATCAGCCCCGATGATCCTTCGTGGCCACTCGAACGCATAAAAGCGGCCTACCTGAATATGTGCGTGATGATACCAAGCGAGCAGGTAATCGTCGTTGTAAACTCCCCGCAGATGCTTCAGGAGATGAAGCAAGTCGGAGCATCAAACTTCGCCCTCTCTTACTGGGTACGTCCGAAGCTGACGCCGGAGGAGCTCTACGAGATGCGCGAATGTCACTTCCTCGGACTTCTCGATCCCTTCGAGATCTCTAGGTGCAATCCCAGATCATGCGACACTTCGATGCCTATCAAGTTGGCGCTGCAAAAGAAGACGATCGAAGAGTGGATCGAGGAGGGGTGTCCACACGTAAATACGAAGGACCTCGGCAAGGACGGAATGGACTTCTTCCATCGAGAGTTGACGGAAGAGGAGATCGAGTTATCGATGAGGAATATCATAGACCTAAAGGAGGTATGCCAATTATGAAGACGAAGACGAAGGCGATCGACCCGAACTACTTACCGCTGATGGAGGTACTCGAGAAGGCTTACGAGAGAAGCGCCTACGGCAAAGGCCTTGAGAGACACGCGACGGACAACAGTTTCCCCGAGCAGCCAATCGTCACTGAGGGGCAGCACTTTAGCATCCATCCACACCTCTACCAAATCAGGAAGAAGTGCCTCGAAGTTTTAAGGATGGACCGAGACGCCGCACAGCGCGAGCTCCTGGACGTCATAGTATACGCAGCTGCCGCATATCTCATTCTCGAGGAGGGAACATGGAGCGACTCGTGAACTGCGACGAATGTACTCTCGACGGAGTTCAGGTTCCTCCTCACGAGCCAATCGAAAGCCAGTACGAGTTAATGCTCGTTGGCCAGGCTCCAGGTAAGACTGAGGTCGTCACGAAGCAACCTTTCACGGGAGACGCAGGGAAGATGCTTTACGCTCTCCTGAAGGGAGCGCTCCTCGACAAAAGGATGCTTTACCAAACGAACTTAGTCTCCTGCAAGCCTGAGGTCGACACCAAAGGGAATGACCGAGAACCTTCTCCCCGAGAGATCTTAAACTGCTTCCCACGGCTAAAGGCGGAGATCCTCCAAAGGAAGCCGAAGCTCCTCATCGCTCTTGGCAGTCCTGCAGCTTATGCGCTGACCGGACGCGACGGTATTCAAAGCCTTCACGGGGAGTTCCTACCCCTCCTCGAGAAGTACGAGCATGAAGCGTGGGTCCTCTGCTGCTTCCACCCCTCCTTCATCATGCGGCAAAGGCAGTGGATTAACACTGGGGTGGAAGATCTAAAGAAGGTGCATGAGTTCTTCATAAACGGAGTACCGAAGAAGGAGACGATGACCTTCTTAAAAGATCCAGACTACGAAGCTCTTAAAGACTACCTCTATAATCACGGGGCGGACGACGTTATAGCGTTCGATACCGAAACGACGGGCTTGAAGGTGCGTGAGGACTCAGTGCTCGGTATGAGCTTCTCAAAGGATCGATTAAGCGCGTGCGCTGTCTACTTCAAGGTACATGATTCGAGGATCGACTTGATCACTCGTTGGCTTCGCGACGCATCTCACCTCAAGTGCGCTCAAAATGGATCCTTCGACTGCGAGATTCTCTATAACAACCTCGGGGTACAGGTGCGGGGGTTGATCTTCGACACCCGACTCGCGGAGCAGCTCCTCAACTCGGACTTGCCGACAAGCCTCGATCACCTTCGAACAGTTTACACCGAGATCGAGCATTACAAGCCGACGAAGCGGGAGATGAAAGTGATCTCGACCTGGGGGAAGGACCGTCTACTCGAGTACGCCTGTTGGGACGCCGTCGTAACCTTCCAAGTGATGCAGAAGCAGAAGCGAGTGCTGACCGAGAAGCAACTCGAGCTCCTCGAGAAGCACCTCATCCCTTTAATCTTCATTATCAATAAGATGGAGAGGCGTGGCGTGCTCATTGATGTGAATGAGCTCGCTGGGCAGTACGCAAGGCTCCTACCAGATCTCCTCGCGGTGGATGAGGAGTGCCAGAAGAAGCTTGGCATCTCTCCTCACTCTCCTCTCCAGGTGGCGAAGTACTTCAACCTGAAGGACGCTAAAAGGGAGACCTTCGAGTATTACATCCAGAGAGGAGATCCCAGAGCTGAGGAGATGCAGCTTATCATGAGGGCGCGAGACCTCCAGAAGGTATGCTCGACATACCTAAAGGGACTCTATAAAAGGCTTGAGGATAATTACGTTCACACCGAGTACGCACTCGACGGAACAGGTACAGGAAGACTTGCAAGCTCAAATCCCAATCTCCAAAACATCCCTGAGGAGCTTCGCATCCTATACATCGCGGAGCCTGGACACTACCTGCTCGCAGGTGACTTCAAGCAGCTCGAGCTTTGGGTAGGGGCTATCCTAGCTCCTTGCGACGCGCTGCTCTCGGACCTGAAGAGCGGAGTCGACGTTCACTCTTTGATCGCGGAGCTAATCAGACCGCACGTGAACGAGAGACTGTTGAAGCATCTTCGCTTGACAGCAAAGACTGTCGTCTTCGGTACGTTCTACGGACGCTCCGCTCGATCGATCGCTATTGCCTACGGAGTCTCGATCCAGGAGGCTGAGAAGTGGCAGGAGATTTGCTTCACCAAGTATCCAGGCTTGGTTACTTACACGAGGGAGAGACTCCACGACTTTAATACAAGGAGACTCGTAGAGACACCCTGGGGACGAGTGAGGCATGTCTCTCTTCCCACACAGGCCTTCAACACTCCCGTCCAGAGCTCCGCCTCGGACGTCACTCTCTCGACGATGCTCGAGCTGGAGCGGGCAGGCTTCGACTTAAGGTTGCAGGTCCACGATGAGATCGTCCTGCAGGTAAAGAAGGAGGATCTCCAATCCGCGTACAAGGAGGTGAAAAGTATCTTCGAGCGACCTATCGAGGTGCTCGGAGGCAACTGCTTCCCTGCTACCTTCGAGTACGGAGAGAATTGGTATGAGATGACTAAACTGACGTAGGAGGAGAGATGAAGCGCATATGCGAGTTCGAGCCTTGCGGACGCTCTTTCACTCCCTCAAGGCGCACCCAGAGATTCTGCTGTCCACACTGTCAAATCTCCTGGAATAACAAGCTAAAGAACTATCGTGAGAGGAAGCAGCACCTCGAGAAGATAGATAAAAGCAAGCGTCCAAATAAATGCCAGTATGTCAATCCAGAAACCTGGGAAGTGTGTGGTAAATCGACGCGGCGACACTTCTTATGCGACGCTCACTTTGCGCTCGGCGAGCAACTAGAAGAGGTGAGCTTCCCGAGGAGGAGGCGAGCAAATGAAATGGACCGATAAAGATAAGCTCGAGAATCTCCTCCCTACGAAGGGGTGGCTAGGCAGCTACCTTAACTTCTCGAGGAACCTCCAAGCGTGTCCGCGCTTCCGCTTCTTCTCAGCGAGTGTCGTACTTGGAGCTGCAACTCAGAACAAAGTGTGGATCCAAAGAGGGGACGAGGGTCTGCTCCCGAAGCTCTTCCCTAACCCTTGGGTGATGCTACTCGGTCCTCCAGGGTACGGGAACAAGACGCAGACCATCAACATGGCTGTTAACTGTCTACACCAGTCATGCGACGACGTGAAGATACTCTCGGATAAGCTTACGCCCGAGAGTCTCGTCAAGGCGCTAAGCGAGCCTGTGGACATCAAGGATACGATACGGGTTGGACCGAGGGACGCGACAGGGCTGATTAAAGCTCCTGAGTTAAGCGTGATCTTCGGCAAGCAGCAGTACAACACAGGTATGGTCTCTCTCATCACCGATCTCTACGACTACAGAGAGGAGTGGGTGTCGGAGACCATCATGCGTGGGCGGAATGTCCTGAAGCATGTATGCATCTCCATCATCGGAGGTTCGACTCCCGATTGGCTCCAAACGATGCTGCCTCAGGATGCGTTCACGGGAGGCTTCATGTCGCGCTTTATAATCGTGGAGATGCCTCCTACATACCTCAAGATGGAAGGTTGGCCCGTGAAGCCGGAGGACGGAGGTGGATGGGAGGAGCTTAAGCAGGAGCTCGCAGAGATCGCTAAGATTCGAGGGAGGATGGAGTGGACGGACGAGAGCAAGGGCTTGTACATCAAGCACTACGAAGCTCTTAGGCCAACGGGAGACCGCCAACGAGATGCGTATCGGGTGCGTGAGGTCGAGCAAATCCTAAAGGTGGCTATGGTACTCTCACTCTCCGAGAAGAGCCTCGTACTCGAAGGCGAGCACTTCACGCGGGCGCAACAGATCCTCGACGGTTTGATGCTCGAGACCGAATCGAGGATCTTGCATCTGACGACACATCCGAGGATGAGCCTCGTCCAGGAGATAAACGAGCTCCTCCTCAAGTTCGGAGAGAAGAGCGAGAGAGACTTAATCAGACACTTCTACCGTACACTCTCGTACGGAGAGAATCAGTTCCATGAAGCGATCTCGGTGCTGCTCCGAGCGGGGATGATTAAGCGCGAAGGGAAGCCAGGAGACTACGTATACAAGACGAAAGGAGAGAATTTATGAGCTACCAGGTATTCGGCCGACGGTCCGGGATCATGCTGTGCTACCCCTTCGAGGAGAAGCGCCTCTCGAGATGGAAGCCTCCCTACCTCATCCAAAGGAAGCTCGATGGAGCAAGGTGCCGAGCGCTCTGCGAAGGAAGGAAGGTCACGCTTGTATCCTCCGAGGGGAATGAGTTTAAGCACATCCCTCATATCAACGAGGCGCTGTCGAGACTTGGAATTCATGCGGAGCTGGACGGTGAGCTGTACCGTCACGGTATGGGCTTCTCAGACATCATGAGCATCGTCTCGAGAAAGGTTGATCCTCACCCTGGGTACGCCGAGGTAGAGTACCACATCTTCGACGTCGTGAATGGGGCCAGCCAAGTCTCCAGAGTGGTCGAGCTCGAAACCCTGAAATGGGAGATCGTGGCTCGGAACAGTCAGGAGGAGCTAAGAGTGGTCGATACGATCGCGGTCGAGACGATGGACGACATCATGAAGGCTTTCGACGACTTTATCGAGGGAGGATACGAGGGCTTCGTGATCAGAGATAGCAGCGGAGTGTACCAAAGGAAGAGATACACAGGAATCATGAAATTCAAACCGCATCAGGAGGATGTCTATGAGATCATTGGTACTCAGGAGGAAGTCTCGATCAAAGGTCATTTTAAGAATGCTCTGGGAGCTTTCATTTGCCGCGGTGATGATGGTAGTACTTTTACCGTGGGTAGCGGCTCAGCTCTTACTCGGGAAGCGCGAGAATCGCTATGGAAGGAGAAAGAGAATCTTATGGGCCAACATCTTCAAGTGAAGTATCAGGGTTTGACTCCTGGGCGAGGGGTTCCTCGCTTCCCCGTCGCCCTTCGCGTCCTAGACTTAACGGGATAAGTTAATCCTGAGAGCCTGAGGAGCCTCGAAACCTCTCATCGAGGAGCTGTCTGCGGTAAGCAGCATACTTCTGAATGATTAAGGCGCGCTCCTCAGGATCTTGGGTCTTCCTAAGCTCCTTATTCATCTCAATTGCCATCTCACCTTCCTGCCTCCGCCGCGAAGAGATCTCCGCCCGCGTCACTTGGGACGCCTCAAGAGGTTTAATCTTAAAGCCGAACTGGGCAGCTAAAGCCTGCTCCACCGTCTGCGCGCCAGGAGCCTCCTGCATCGCCCTCATATACCTCTTATAATCCGTCCCCCAAGGACCGAACCACGAAGGCATCGCCGACTCCCAGATATGCGCCATATCGTTCCAACGCCTCACTGAGAAGGGCTGCCAATCATACCGGATAGGCTCACCCGAGAACTTCTTGTTGCGGAGTAAGTCGGCGGGAAGAGTTGTCGCTGGGTGCTGAAAGACTGCTTCCCAGATTCCTCTTGAGGTCATCTCCCTCATATCTCCAATCCCTGGGACGACATACGTCAGGTCTACCATATTCAAGCGATCCTTCGAGTCTCTCCAAGGCATAAGGAGGTAAAGGCCCGACTGCATGTACTCGGGGAGCCGCTTCTTATAATCCTCCCACTCCTCCTGATCCATCCCCGCCCGCTGGATCGCATGATTCTGGAGGAGTGCGAACATACCGAACCACTTCCCTACACGCAAAGGATGCTTCACTGCCTGCTCGAAGGTAAACGGAATGACCTTCGATGTCCACGTAGCGAACGGCATGAAGTGGGAGCGAGCGAAACCTACCATCGGAGTGATCTCCGCGTAGTTGAAAGTCGCCTTCATCGCTTGATGGGCAGCTTCACGAGGAGCCATCCCCTTCTCCAGATTATGCAGATACTTCGCATACTTAAACAGCTGCTCGTTCGCATTATAAATTGCTTTGGGGTACTTCGCACCCGCCTCGACGAACTTGCCTGGCAGGTCATACCAATGCGTCGCATACTTCCACTTCGATTCAAGCTGCGTAAGTTCGTTCCTTGCGAAGGTGCCTCCTCCACCTGTCTCGCGGGCGAAGCGCTTCCATCCCTGTACCGACGTATCCTGCATCTTCCCCATACGCTTCAAAGCTTCGTGGTAGACGTCAAGGCGCCATACTGGCAAGCCGTCGATATCATTAAGTAGGAAGTTCGTGAAGGTATTCCTTATCTGCGCAGCGGGCGAGAGGATGATCTTCATCGTCTTCCAGGGCGTCGTAAAGTATCGATTGAAGATGCCATGAGAGTACTGCTCGATCTTCGCGAGTGCCTCAAGCTCTAGGTTCGTATTACGCTCTACCCACAAACCCTTAAGGCCATGCCAATCACTCTTGACGAAGCCTGGGCGCTGGAAGGGACTGACGACTTCCTGCCCCACTGGGAGACTCTGCAGGGAGCGCTCGAGGTAAGCATTCGAGGCGAATCGAGCAGCCTCTAAAGCCTTCTCGGGGGTGGTCGCGGGAAGCTGATAAAGCTCTTTCAAGGCGACGATCGTATCATCGGTAGTCGTAGGATTCGAGATTACCTTCTTCAGCGACTTTCTGATTGCGCTATTACGAAAGAAGGTATCATCGGGGACAGAGTGCTCAATCCCCTCTAAGAGAGTCCTGAAGGTTGGATCGACCAAGACGTTCTCGGGCGACTTAAGCATCTTCGTATAAAGCTCCGCTTGCTTCTGGCTAAAGTCCTTTACTAGCTCCGGGTCGAGGTCTAGTCGCTGAACGCGACGTCGATAGTCACCAAGAAGCGTTCGAGCCCCCGGAGCAAGCTTCCAGGCGGGTTCACCTCGAATACCTCGCAGCAAGTCGAGACGCTCGATAAGGGGTAGATCCAAAGCGGCGCTTCCGAGAGCCTCCCCTTCTCTCGCCAATAAAGCTTCCTGGGCGCGACCCTCCCTGATCGTCGAAGCGGCTCCACCGGGAGCGCGGTCGATCCCAGGCTGGACCTTTTCTGTGAGGAAGCGGCCGAGCTTCTGCACGGGCGTAGCCGTACGCCCGAGATACTCCTTCAGCTTGTTAGGCAGAGGAGTCCGCTCAAGAAGAGAGGCTTCTGGGTTCGTGAGGTAATTCTTCACGGGGGAGACCATATTATCCCAAATCGTTTTCTCCCACAGCTGCTGCGCCTTCTGCGTCACGGGGTTATCGATTAAAGCATCTGCGGACTGTAAACCCCGCCTGATCAAGGAGCCAACCTGCTTCGCAGCGGGAGCTAAAGCGCCCAACGCTTTCTTCCCTATACTTTGCGTCGAGCCCATCGCTGCGAGGTCAGTCATGAAAGCAGTCATCTCTGCCGCTGTAGGATTCTCTTCTCCCCAAGCGCTCTTCTTGATCAAACTCCTCGGCACATCGGCTGCTGCCATCAAAGGGATCATCGTCAATCCCTGACCGAGAGTCTTCACAGCGAATTGCGCAGGCGTCCTAGCGGGTATTGCAGCGAGACGGGCACCAAAGCGAGGCAAGGTACCTCGCAGACCAGGAGTCGACGGACTTCCAAGCCAACCCCGCTTCGCGGCTGCCTTCAAGCCTTGTCCGAGACCTGAGATAGCAGCGCCACCACCCGCGCCGAAGAGAAAGGACTCGCCGGGGTGGGTAAAGTCAACCTCCTGGAGCGGATTAAGAATGCCGGAGAGGTCGACGGCGCCTTCCTGCTCCTTCTCTTGGGGTAAAGGTGGGGGCGGAGGTGTGGGCGCAAACGAGGGCGCGAAAGTCTTTGGCTGCATCAGATCGGAGAGATCCATCAATTACCTCCAACAGGCTTCAAGCTAATACCAGTCTTCTCGGCGTAATCATCATACATCTTATCGAGGAGCTTCTTCTCGCGTGGGAACCAACCTGCGAACTTCTTCGGATCATTGTTATACCTTACGACGGAGGAGAGGAAGTAATCTTTCGCCGTGTGGATCTTATTCCTAAGATTCGACCCCTTCAAGTAATTTGCCCACATCGTCCCTGTGCTGGACTTCCCGCCTCCCATGTTCATCCAGACTTCATGCATCACCGCTGCGTCCTTCGTCAAGCTCGCAAGATCCTCGGAGCTGAATGGCTTCTTCTCGACCTGCCCAGCCTTCTGCTTAAGCATCCTCTCGAAGGTCGCGACGGGCCCCATCTGGTTAGCGCCCGAGACCTCTTGCTGGATCGCACGCGACGTACTCTCAAGGCCAGGAGGGACAACGGGGCGCATCTTCATCGTCTCGCTGGCTATCCCCAAGCCAAGAGCTCCTGAGGCATCCTCCGCACCGCCAGGCTGAGTCGCAAAGACGTGCTTCGCTGGAGGATTATACGTACGTACGGGCGAGTACCTTCCAGGATTCTCCATGTAGGTGCGCATCGCCTCGTCGATAGGCAGAGTCAAAGGCTGCATCCCTGCTGAGGTCTCCTTCGTCATATCACGAAGCTGACCATACTCTCGAGTCTGCATCGGAGGGTAATTAAGCATCTGCTTCATCGCTGCTTCCGGTGCACCTCGCTCGGTGGCGCTCACAGCGCCCATCCCTGCCGCTCCTGGAAACTCTGCAGGTTTCTTCGGGGTGCGCCGCTGAATAACTCTTTCAAGCAAAGCTTTCATCTGCTCCGTAGTTAGCTTAACGATGGGTCTTCCATAACCAGACATTACTGACCTCCTCCCAACTTCTTCTTCTCGATCTGATTGGCCACGACTCGCTTCACTCCCTCAGTCCGCATGTTCTCATAAACAGCGTAAATAAACTCTCCTACTTGGGACTCCAAGGAGGGGCCTCCCTTCTTCGAGTGCGCCCGTGCAGCAGAGAGGAACTCAGGAGGAAGCATCTGCTCCCAGAAGTTCTCCGCCAGCGCTTTATAGGTCTCAGCGAACAACAAAGCTTCTTGTGGTGTAGCGATCTTCGAGGACCAAGCGTCCACCAATTCTCTCGCGAGCGTTCCATTCTGGTCGAAGGTATGATTCAAAGAGTCTGAGAGTGAACCGGCCTTCGACCTCTTCCGATAATCAGCGACGAAAGTCAATAGGCCGCGCTTTGCGTTATTAAAGATAGTCGGCGCACCTGGATGTTCAGGATCCATCGATTTGATTAGCGCTGCCGTGTTCAACGAGTCGCGGATAAGCAACGCATTCTCCTGCGTACTCGCATTTGGATTCAAAGTGTACTTCGTCAGATGATCTCCGTACTGCGAGATTAACTTCCCGATCTCCTTCTGTGTCTCGAGCTTAGCTTGAAGAGTCAAAGCGGGGTCCATGCCTTTGTTGTCGGCTAAAGCCTTAAAGTACCTCGCGTGCTGAAAGTTCATCTCGCGTATTGATCCAGCAGTACCAGCATCAGTCTTCGCTCGAAGTAGGGATGCCCGCGAGTCGATCTCTCTCGCTACGACCTCTCTCCTTGCAAGATCGAGCCTTTGGGGGCGCTCCTTAGTACTTGCGAGGGTGTCAGCTGTCTGAGCTTCGTGTAAAGCTGTCCCCGACTGGTAGTAAGGAACCTGAGCTCGCTCGACGTTCTCCTTCGAGAAGAGAAGCTGATTGCGTAGGTCCATTGGAGCCTGTCCCTGAGGAGGCGCCTGAGGCTGAATAGCGAGGTCCGCGCGAGGCTGAATAGGAGCTCCTGGAGGCTGCATGATCGGAGCCTGCGGTGGAGCCTGACCTCTCATGCTGTACAGGGCCTGAGCTTTCTGCGACGCTTCCGAAGGAGGCACCCGTATGAACCTAACCATCTCACGGTCATCCCTCGAGGCACCAGGAGGAAGGATCTCCCCCTCGGGCCTAGGCTCCTTCGTCATCAGGCCAGGAGCGGCTGATTGAAACCTCTTAAGCTCTGAGAGCCCCTCGGCAGTATTATTAAACCAATCGTCCATCCTCTTCTGCTCTTCGGGCCCCAGAGTCTGGTAGAGGTCAAACATTTGCTTGGCCCGCTTCTGAATCTCGATGGGGTCGTTCGCCTGCAAGTATTTATTCTTCTGCGCTTGGGCGTACGTGCTCTTAATATAATCTCCTACGCCCTTACCAAACTGCTCGCCTACAGGTCCCCACCCTACACCCGTAGCCGATAAAGCGTTTAACTGCGGCACGCTCGGCTGCTGAATCTGGTGGGGTTGCTGCGTAGCTCTATTCTGCGCTATTAACTGCGCTAACTGCACCGGAAAGTCTGCCATCTCATCCTCCTAGTCGTTTTGTGGCCAGTTGTCCCAGATCCAACTACCTAGACTCGATAAGCCCGAACCTATAGTGTTGGCCCCCCAGCTTATGAGGTTCCCTGCTACGTCCATTATGGGCTGACTTACGGCTTCTCCTGCTCCATTGGCAGCTCCCATCGCTATGGCATAACCCAAGCCGGGTCCCGTGTTAATGGACTGATTCTGGTAGGTGTACGGGTTAAGACCTAACAAGCTCTGAGCGAGACCTACACTAGGATTACCTATAGCATTAACTCGGCCCGAGGGATCAGCTCCACCCATTAGCCACTTCTGGAGATCGCCCGCTATCTTTTCTTGTGCTATGCTCCGAGCAAGTTCTCCTCCCTTACCTATAGTATCAGCTCCCTGACTAACCATACCAGGAATCGCCGGAGCGCCTGTAACCGTCCTACCGGCCGCTTTCTCCAAAGCCTCTCTTCTAGCGAGTTCATCCGCATAAACAAGGCTACCATACTGACTCGATAGTCCCTGATTGTACTTATCGAACAGCTGCGTAGTCTGATCAGCTCGATTCTCCGACCAGAACTGCGGACCAGCAAACTGCTCTCGGAATTGGGGAAGTACTTGCTCGTTGAAGATACGCTGGTTGGCAGGTAATAGCGTGTTCTGCCAATATTGCTCGGTAGCCTCACGGGACGTGTCGTAGGCTGGCCCAAAGGATCCTTGCAGAGCAGCTAAAGCAGCTTGAAGCTGTGAAGGTACTCCTGAGATGTAGTCAAAATACTGACTCTCGTAGGGGTTCTCTGCTGCAGACATCGGTCCCGAATAAACAGGCTGGGGGGTGCTAGCTAACCCAGCTAGATTCGAGAACATCTGCTGTTGCTCAGGATTCCACACTGGAAGCTGGGTCGTCTGTGAGGTGGAAGCAGGAGCATCCCAAAAACCTGGCTGCCCAGAAGATACGGAAGATACTACTTTAGGATCCCACGCATTCGAGGAAGGCGGCGTCGTATCAGGATAAGGTGACCAGTTCGTAGTAGTTTCTCCAGCCATTCCTGCTGATGCAGAAAATGCATTCCACATTGCTCTATCGTCGGGATAGGCTGTTGCTCCCTCACCCGTCCAGTAGTTCAGCCCACCCTGATCCGCCGGACGACCGAGGTATTGCTGATACCAGTTCGAGATGTCATCCGACGTCCAGAACTCTCGCAGCCCAGTTCGTGGATTGCGGGTCCCCGAACCTCCTAGAGCTTTAAGGATAGCCGCTTCTCGTGGAGAGATATGCGCTACCATCGTATCACCGAATCTTCCTCGTCGAGCCAAATTCCTTTCTTGCCTCATGATCTACCTCCTATAAAAGCCTGTCGATTATATTCATCTTAGCTGCCGGGCTGGTCACTCCGAACAACTCGGGAATATACTGCTCCCAAGGCGTATACTCCTTCTGTCTGGGGGTGAATATATTAGTCGCTATCGAAGATCTAGCTATCTCCTTCGCCATATCATTCGCAGATCTGGAAGAGTTCGAAGCTCGGCCTGCTCCATCTTTTCCCAATAAAGCTTTAAGTATCCTACGCCCGGCCCGCGAAAGTAGGTCGCCGCCAGGGACATCAGGCGTCGCCCCTGTGGGGTCTCCGATCTGGTTCTCAAACCCGTAACCCGATTCAATTCCTCCCCCGTGGGGGTACATGGTGTCCAACTGCGAAGGAGTATAACCGCCGATTTGGTCGGGAAATGCAAACTCAATCCCCCCATATCCAGCGGTATTGACGGAATATGGGGTAAACCCGCCCTCTCCAGCCAACCGCAGCATCTCCGGGTCGGTCAGCCCGCCGCCCAATGCATCGCCGCCGAGAGAACTTGTCGCTCCCCCGTCCGAGAGGAGGCCACCGAGGGCAGAGCGGGCATAGGCCGTCCCACCCGCTATCGCCGTTCCGTGCTGAATTTCCTCCTCTGACAGACCATTCCATCTGCCTGAAAACATTTTCCCCGCTGCCGCGCCAGCCATCGCACCCACGGGGCCACCGTAAGCAGTCCCGATAATACCACCAATAATAGGGGCGACTGCCGACACAAATTGTCCAGACGCACCGTCACTTACCCTGTTAGCAAATTTACCAACCCCGCCTACCGCATCGTCAATAAAAGGTGATAACCCAAGTGCATTGTGAAACTGGCTATAAATATCCCCACTCTTGTATGCGTCGTTAGCCCTCTGTGCAGACATTCCAATCGGGTCAGTCAGGCTTGCGACCCACTCAGGCAATCCGACAGCGTCCGCTATTTTTCTCCCAGGCCCCAATACATCCAAGACGGTGTCAAACCAGCCGCTTTTCTTTTTCTTGTAATAGGGCGTGGTTTGCGCTTCGCCAAGATGCTGCGATTCGGGTTGGTAATCAGTCCCGTATTGGGAGTTGAACGCAGACAGGGCGTCGAGATATTGCTTGTCGATATTTTGCTTCGCCGCCCATGCGTCGGGGTCAGCCGTCCACGGCCTGTCTATCGTCCTACCGTATTTGTCGCGGTGCTGCTGGTCGAACTGGTTGAAGTAATCAATCCACGATGGCGGTTTCGGATTAGTATCTACGGGCTCGTCGGACGCGGCCGATGGTTGGGACATAGCAAAAATCGATGGTATGCCCCCAGAGAAAAGCTGCGACCTATAGCCAGTGAGGCCCGAAGCTATCAGACGGCCAAGATCTAAAGCGGTGGTGTAATTCTCTTCCATCACTTTCCTCCTATGCTAACGCTAGAAGCTTAGACCGTACTCTGGGTACGTACCAAGGCTCTATCCAGCGTATCTCCAACTGCTCTGCCGTAGACACTACCCTAAATTTTATGGTCTGGGTAGTTAGATTAAGATACCACACGTACTCCTGCCAGTCCAAAGAAGCGGCAAAGTCCTTAGATGCACTCCACGTACCTCCTCCATCCACAGAGTATCTAACAGAGAAGTCCCCCAGCCTACCCTCTATTCTAACCTCCATAATTCTGTGGGCATGCCCGAAAAGAAACTCCTTCGTATCAAAGAGCAGCCTATCCGTGCCGTACTTAGTCCTGTCATCTAGCTTTATAGCTCCATCGGCATATCCCAGAAGCATAATAGGGGTTTCCGCCGACGCGGATAAAGCTCGCCACGTCGTATCGGTAAAGTCTCCGTACGTCTCTCCCAAGTAGCTACTCCAGAAGAATCTATCCCCAGTCAGAGTCTCCCCTAGTGAAGATACTTCTTCCGTAGAAGCTCTAAGCCAACTCTTACTGGTGAGGGAATACTTAAATATCTCCGTGGGGTAAGCCCGAGTTGTGGGAACAAGCATCCAATACTGTTCCAACTGCCAGTTAACCCTCCCCTGGACCAGATGTATGAACTGCATATTAACTATACTCTCCCCAGCGAGAAAGAGGATATTGGCTATAGGTGAGGAGATAGGGACAGGAGCAGCAACCCCATCCCACGTATAAACAGCTGTCCTTCCCCAGAATATACAGATGCCCAAGTGGATAGCTACACTATTAGGAGCACGCGTGCCAATATCACTAACTACCTTTACGATATCGAATACTCCCATGCCGCCTACATAAGATACTTCCCAGATAGAATACTCCTTAAACATGAAGCATCTCTCGCCTAGCTGAATATAGGTCGATATAACATCCGAAGAGTCTATGGAATCCTGATATCCTGATGTTCCTCCATCCCATGTCTCAATCGTACCTATGTCCGTCCAGCGAGTGCGATGGGGGTACAGATTACCTCCTTCAGTCGTACCACCTATGAGCAGCCTGTTCTTGAATCCGATCAAAGTGGAGCAAACTACTCCTCCTACTAGGAGTTCTGCAGTAGTACCATCATACTTATACGGCGGATCAACCCCATTAGTAAAGATAAATGTATCGTTAACCGTGGCGTATTGAATGGAAGCGTAACGGTCTCCTGAGAGGGCGAGACCTTGATCGTCCCAAGTTTTACCCGCCTCATCCCATACGAACATCTTCGCGTCGGTTATAGCTATTAAGTATCTGTCTCCATTGGCCCTGGAGTAATTAGCTAGACATCTAGGAGTACTTCCTAGGTCAGTCCAATCTGTCCAGGCGTATTCCTTCTTAATGATACCCTTGTCGAACCTAACCCACTGATTATCGGAGGACTGAGAGTCCTGCAAGAGAAGAGCATCTCTATTGGTAACTAGTCCCCCAGATAGATCGGTTATCGGATAAGGCTTCTTTCTCATTTCCTTATGCCCCTGGAATCTTTGCCGGATCACGCTCCATCATCATCTTCTTGGCCTCCTGAAACGCCGCCTCGATCTGCGCGTCGGTAAGCCCTGCCTGCCGCATGTAAGCGAAAATGGTTGCCAGAGCCAGCTTCGCCAGTTCTGAAATTGCTAATACAGTTGTCGGGTCCATAGTTATTTACCTCCTATTGCGAGTGCTGTAAGCTGATTAATGAGTCCGGAAAGTGTCGCTTCCATTTCCGCTGACGGTGTTGCTCCACCTTCCACAGTCGCCACATAGACCTTCAGCAAAGGCCAAATCTGTGTCAGGATAGCCTTCTTCTGCTGGGCGATGTTCTTCTGCTCTGGCGTGGCCAAAGGATTCTGCATGGTCAGCATGGTGTCGTCATAGGTGGAGTTATAAACTTGCATCCATACCGTGGCGTTCTGCTTGGGCGTCAGCTTCCCGTTGGTGGCGCAGCCTATCATGCCGATGATAAGTAGCAGTAGAACAAAAATCTGAAACTGTCGTCTATACATTGTCTTTACCTCCTTCAATAGTCAGTTTGGTTTCATCAACAACCTTTTCCGCTTTTATCTCAGCAGCCTCGACAGCCGCAATCTGTACCGGAGTCAGCGGTGGTGTTCCCTTGCTTGATGCGCCCCAGTAGTAGCCCACCATCACGCCGATGACGCTAAGAAAGTATGGGACAATCATGCCGGCGAGCTTGATGCCTGACTCCGGTATGGGGAGAAACGTCGCTGCGGTCAAATATCCAATAATGAGAACGAGGATAAACACCGCCACCTTCATTCCGCTGCTTAGGTCGTTCATGTCAGCCTCCCATCTGCGTTTTCAGCCCATCCACGAAGCCCATCATCGGGAACCTCTTGCCGGGACAAGTCTTTGCTGCAAACTGCGAGTGCGGCTGGATATTGTATAATGGGATCTCCAGTAGCTTGACTATCGGAGCCAGCACACGGATCGCCCTCAGGATCATGGCATCAGGTGGCGGCGCATCGTCATAGTTTCCCACGAAGCATACTCCGATGGAATTGTTATTCATGCCGACTGTGTGCGCTCCCGCCCGGTCTATCGGCCTGCCAGCAAGGACTTCGTAATAGCCGTCAACAATCTCCACGCCGAAATGATAACCAATGTCATTCCACCTGTAAGGGCTTTGAGGGTGCTCCCCTATGTGCCACTTACGAATCGCTGTCCACGATACCGTGCCAGAGTCCTTTGTCGCTGAATGATGGATTATCATGTGAGTTGGCTTCATTTTTCCTCCTTCATCGCCTTGTCGATTACATTCTTTGACCCATACATCCATAGGATTCCAGTGATAATTGTTGTGCCGATCAGAAAGCAGAAGCCTTTCGCGGAGTCCATGAATTTCCAGAATTTCTCTTTCACTTAGCTACCACCTCCACACATTCGGCCAGAATAGACACATCTGTCTCGGGAAGATCACGCCGATCCGCATCCAACGCCAATAGAGGGTTATGTTATCCCGGATAATGTCGTTCATCTGCCAACCCTGATCGTATCCATTGAGCCAAGGATGCCGAAGACTGACAACAGCCACAGGATCGTAGCGATCACCACCACGGCGATCATGATCTTCTTAATTGTCGCTTCCATCGGGATGTATGTAATAACTGCCCACAGAATAAGGCCGATCACCGCTAAGATAATGATTAAATTGATAACTGGCATGACACCCTCCTTACATCTTCCCTGCCCTGAGCCTCGTTTCAATCTCTTTTAACGTCTGCTTCATTTCCCCTTCGCGCTCGTCGCACACGATAAACGGTACTTTATGGTGCATATCCTCCCGTATTTCATCGACGGTAGCCTTAACGCAGTCTATCTTTTTTGTGTAGGCCTCCCGCCATTCCTTACTATGGGCCTCTTTCCGTTCCTCTTTCTCTGCTAATAGGGAGGCGATTCTATCGTCTTTCTTGTCGCTTGACTTGAAACGTCTATCCACAAATAAGAGAATAAGGGCTGTTGACAATGCGCTGATTGCCGGAGCGACATAGAGGCCCCAGGTATAAACTGGTTCTGATATTGTACCTGACGGCGGCACGGCATAGGCATAGACAGCAAACAAGACGATAATCGGAATAAGAGAAAATACGATAGCCATTACGGGCATCCTCCCTGCATTAGACCCCCTCCTTCGTTCCATCCAACCTGTCCGTGTGGGGCTCCATATTCTTTCGTTAGTCTGCCCTATCTTTTGCGAGCCAGTAAACGATTCGGGCTAAATTTTTCAGGAATACCTTTGCTTCGGCAAGGTTACTGATAGCGTCCACCGCGCCTGATACCTGCGACCAAGATGGGAGATTGTCGATGATCGCCTGCTCCTTCTGCGCCTCCGCTTCTTCGCTCGCTATCTGCTCAAGGACAGCAGCGAGTTCCGTGTCTTTAAGATCAACCACGCTCCAAGTCTGTCTCCATGCATCTGTGTATACAGGAGCTTGTTCTACCGCCTTCTGCGTCCTTGTCATAGAGGGTTTCGGGGTGTCGAGGACAAATGAGTACCCGTAATCTTCTGGTGTCGGATTGTCGGCAAAACTTACATTCGGGAATCGTGCCTTGAACGCTTGAAGTGTTACCGGATATTCTTTTGTATCTAATTTAATAAGGTTCATTGTGTCCTCCTATTTAAGTGAAAGTAGGATGCCTGCGTTGCCTGAGTTTGTTGAACAGGTTGATGTTCGCGTCCCCGTAGCTCCTGCATTTATCTCTTGGGAAAACACAGCATATCCAGGAGCCGTTGCGTCTGTATCCGAGCATACGGAAGCCATCCCGCTCGGCGTTGACCATGTTCTACTGGCACTGGAAACAGCATAAGCGGCAAGCAATAACCCCCCGGCGGCTGTTATCTGTGGTGCAATCACATCAGTCGCTGGAGAAGCAAAGGCACCGATAGTGTCATAGGCAGCATAGCGATATGTTATGATGCAACCAGAGAGTTTCTTTACTGAAGCAGCATACGTAAAGGCATAGCTCGCACCCTCGCTCGCACCAGCTACCTTGTAGGCTATTCTTAGCGACGACGTATCCCCGAGGTCGGCAACTTCTGTCCAATCGGTGTCCCCTGTCCAAGTTACATTTGTATCAGCACACATAACAGCCACCATAATATCGCCTTGTGCGGTATTGGTAGGCTTGTTAATAGTAAGGGGAGTCGTTGCCGCCGCCGCCTGTGCATAATTCACAAGTGTTATCGGTACCCTGCCTCCCAATGTTGCAAACCTAAACATAATTACCTCACAATCTTTCCATAGATGGTCGTTCCTGCGTCTCTACTCCACAGATACACCCAATCAGTGCCGCTGGTCTGAAGGGTCACTCCATTCTCTGAGAAGGTCGTTGTGGTCGTGCCGTCATTCTTAATCCAATATACCGTAGGCCACGTAATAGTCTGAGAACCGCCGTTGACAAGTTCGAGTAATCCTTCTCCACTTAGCCCAGAAGCGGGCCAATTCGAGGTAGCAATCGTAAAAGTTCCTGTGGCAGTTATTTTGTGGTGGAAATAACCAGAGAAATCCAGAGTTTGGGTATCTGTCCCACTATTTCCCTTATCTACAAATGTACCTAAAATAGCTTTGACTTCCTGCCCAGTTAGGTCGTTGATGTTCCCGGAGGTCTTTCTGCCGACTATCCTTTGTTCTGCTACAGTCAAAGCCTCAGGAGTATCATCCGTAGTAGCTATAAGGATCGTATTAGCGTCGAACAGAGCTTTAGCGACGTAAGGAGTAAGCGTTATATTTATACTCCCGCCACTAGTTATCTGCAACTCATTCCCATCCTCGTCTTCCCAGTGCAACTCGGCTTTGGCGGAGACATCCTTAATATAAAGAAATCCTTTATCGGCCACATTACTGGGCTTTGCGCTCTGGGCGTTAAAGGTAATCTTAACATGCTCTCCGTGGTCGGCGTCCGTCCCCGCGACAGCGAAGTAGTGATCCTTCTCCATCCTCTCTCTGATGGCTGTTCGTAGATCTCTAATTCTCTTTGCTCCCTCGCTTACAAGATCTCCGTCCGCCGGAGAGGCTTCAAAAGCAGCATTCCATGTATCTGTGTACGGCATACAACACCTCCCTAATAAACTCTCTTAACAAAAGGATCGTTCCAGTACTCGCCCCCATAACCACTTACAGTTGTAAACCCCCTCGCTACTGGTAAAGCATCAGGATTCGATCGGTCATCGCGCATCGAAGAATCCAAGTACCCCCTAGCGCGCGTGATCGCATCGAGTGGAGCTCCGCTGCGTAAAGCCAAGAAGATATCCCTCGCCAACGGGACAATAACCATGTCTAGAGTAGCGTACGAACACTGATCCGTATCCGCCGTTAGCGTTAAAGGCCATTGCGCGTAAGTGATGTACAGAGAGTAGACAGCATCAGGAATAGGAAGCAGTTCTATGCAGTCTACTCTTTGGGTGTAGATCTCAGGTCTCCCTTCAGCCATCTGAGTTGGATAGGGATAATTCTCATCTAGCCACTGAGACGTTCGATACCCAAGCTTTCGACTATTCTCGTTGTCGTAAAGAACAATCGAGATGATATCCTTCGGCCTAGTTAGCCCCAAAGCCGTAGTAAGAGTATAACTCTGCGTACCATCTACAGTCTTGGCGCTCGTAGTGTCATAGACGGTCAACTCCTCGAAGTTATGAATCTTCGCGATGGCGTAGCAGGCTAAGTTAATGCTCTCCTCAGCCATGAGGATATCCTCACCTACCAGGTCTTTGACTCCCATTAGGACCTTGCGCTTAAGTTCCGCTCTTGTCGTCCCCATAACTTGGACCCCCCTCTAAGTATCGTCTGGCTTTCAGCAGCACCGCCTCAGGCACCATCAAGATATCACCTAGCTTTTGCCAGAACGCTCCTTGCTCTGTTTCCTCGAGACACCCAAAGGCGTACGCCAAAGCGTAACTCTCAATAAGAGAGTCTTTATCCGTAATGCTAATCTCCTGAGTGTTGGCATCTACAACAGCAGGAAACTGGTTGTAGTAAGTTAGCAAAGTGTTCGGCGCTACCGGCGAAGGCTTTACGTGCAGTGTATTTCCGTCGCGAGCATAAAACCTTACGTTGCCAGTCTCGGCAGGCACCACAAAATTGAACCGCGAGAAAGGTATCTCCCAGACCTTACACTGGCCCGTCGAGTTATAAATCTCCTTAATAAGCCGTAGGCGTGTAAGCGTCGTCAGAGGTACCGAGGTACCGCTACCTGCTATTGCCAAGGACCCAGAGGCGCTCAACTCTGGAGGATCGAATAGTAGAGCGGCGAGGATACAACCGAAATTCACGCCACGCGCAATAAATGCGTCTGCCGTACTATCATCTCTACCTAAAGGTCCCCTTAATCTCTGCTTGAAGGTAAGAAGTGTGGTTCCCATTACTTCCTCCGCTTATCCTTTATGGCGAAAGCCGCCGCGACAGCCATCTGCCTGACTTTATCCTTCCCAAGCTTCTTCCTTGCTCGGCCCATCTGGGCGCCTGACTGCTTAGAGGAAGCTATCATCTCGGAGATGTTCTCTTTGAGGGCTTCTTTAGTTCCCGACTTGTTAAGAGGCATTTCAAGCTCCTTTGGATGGCTGGGCCCAGAGCTGAGCCCAGCCCATCCAACTAATCTGCCGTTAGGTTACAGTTACTCCCGCCGCCAAAGGTTTATACCTAAGATAGTGTCTCCAGGTTCCCGTAGTAGACCCAGTTCCAATAACCACCTTGATGGTTCCTGCAGGAACTAGGATCGTACTCGGACCCGTCGCCATAATAGTAGGCCCATTAGCAGCGTATAAAGCCGCAGTATTGAGGGCTGTAGTCTGCAGGGTAACTACGGCGCCTGCAGCAGCATTAGCTATTGACCCGCTGGCGCCGCTAATGGTAGTAGCCGTGCCTACCGTAGGTACAGCCTGATACTGGACGGTAGATGCCGTAGCATCATTCCCTGTGATGCACATAGATACCAAAGAGACGATCCCGATAGGCCCTCCCTCTATAGTGAAAATAACATCGGCATTCACCATAGTTTTAGCGCCTGATACAGCTACCCTCTCGGCGCCTGTATTATACCCAACCAGCCCTTTGATGTAAGCCATAAGGGACTTATCGGTACCCACAGCAACAACCGCTGCATCCGTTTTGTTCCCAACAGAATCCCGAGACCAGATGTTATACCCAATATCTGCTGCCGGAACCCTTAGCCTAGACATTAAACTCATTTTCTTCTCCTCCCTTTGGGTTATTCGAGCGCCAGTACGACCAGGTTCGCCTCAGCATCTGTAAGATCCTCAGACTCGAGGGTATACCCGATAATCTGGATACCCGAGATTGCCGTATCCGGCGTAACTGCCCCGCGACCAGCCGTCGTGCCCGGGACAATTCTCATCTCGTTTGCTTCTGCGCCAGCAGCTGCATCGATATCTAGGACCAAGGAAGCAATACCCTTGGTCTGCAGCCACAGGTAAGAGGCTGCTGAGCCATTACCACAAGCCATCGTGGTCATGCCCATTGCGGTCTCCTGAGTAGTTGCAGTAGCATTAGCAACTGCAGGGTTGAGTAGGAGGTTAGAGTAAGGACTCTGGTGTACCGCTACTGTGGTATTCGCGGCCACGTGAGTCGATCTCAGAGCATCGTAAAGCTCGAAGTACGCTCGACCTGCAGCAGGATCATCAGTAGCGGTGTTGCCCCGGATCTTGTACATCTCGCCGATACCGGTTCCCGCCTTGATAATGAGCCAACCATCTTTGTACAGGTCTGCTGTGGCGCCAGCAACCGTCAAGGTAATCTTCTTGGCTCCTACCAAGTTGATAGCCGCATCCGCTGCCGCGATGGTAGCATCCACAGGAGCGAAAGCTTTACTGACCAGGGCTCCTGCGGTAATTGCTGCCGCTGTGATGGAGGAATACCTGAACACTCTTCCATCATCCAGAACTCTGAGGGTTCCAAGCTTATGCTTCGCGACCGCACTTTCCTCGAACAGGCCCTGGGTAAAGATCTGACCAGGAGATTCCTGGGCAGTTCCCGACATAGGTTTAATCCTCGTAGTATGAACTGATGGTGCCATAATTTTGCCTCTTTCATTAAGACCCTCCCCCAGCCAAGGAGGAGGGAATCCAAAGGTTAGTAGGTTGTCTGCCCCGAGAGGACAGCCTGGACGATCGGTCTGGAGCAGACCATCTGCAGTGAGCAGACAATCTGGGCGACCTTGTCGAAAGCCTGGTTGGGAATCTGCTTCCAATCTGTCATCTCCATCCAGTAGTTAGGATCACAGTGGAGTTTCAGGTAATTGGAATTGACGAAGTAGGTATTCCCCTCCGGACAGGACGGGCACCACATAATCGTCTTCCCTTTGAAGGTCAAGGTCGTGAACCCAGCGTCCGCCATCATGGTATTCTGGATGCTCTTGATTTCCATGAGATCATCCTCGTACCACTCGAAGATCTGCTGAGTCGTCACCAGAGCGATATCCTTGAGCTCGGCCTGAGAGTAAACCACGATGTTGTTAAGCATCGTTCTCCAGTCCTGCACTCCGTAGACGGACCACGCTCCAGATGCTGTCGCAGCCTGATTGCGGAACCAATCGTACGTAGCACGGTTCAGGCCATGAACAGTGCCCGTAGTGGGAGTTGTCGAGATCAGGTTCTGCAACCCATTAGGCTCGTTGGCGCCCGCGCCATTCGAGAAAAGGACTCTCTCGAACTCTTCCCACAGAGCTCGCTCAGCAGCGCCCAGCTTCACATCGACCAGGTTTACGATCTGGTGCTTCCCTCGGTTCTTCTGGTCATCCGCTAACCAACGAACTACTGAGACCACGACAGTCTTGTAGGTCTCGTAGCACATGGTGAGCAGCTCCGAGTCAACGATAGGTACTACACTGCCTTTCGTGATCCACCGGAGGGTATCATTCGAGCCGTACTCCAGAGGGATCTCGATTCTCGTTCCCCAGGCCTCGTTGCTAATACGGCCTTTCTCCCGCAGCCAGAAGATAAACGGGGTCTTTTCGAATGCTTGCTGAGTCGCTGTAGTTTTCCTGTTGCTCCAGGTTGAGGTGAAAATGGTATCTACTGTATCTGACCAAGTAGGCGGCATAGCCGTTCCTCCTTATTTCTTTCCCGAAGTAGCCCTGTCAAAAGCCTCACTCGCCGCATCCCTCCTACTTAAAGGAGCAGTGGGTCTCATCTGAGATCCGGACGCACCAGGCTTTTCCCCAGCAGGGATGTTTGGTCTCGGTGGTAAAGTGAAGAGCGAATCGCTCTTCTTCTTTAGGCCCGTTTCGCCGGGCCCAGTGGGTCCTCGTTTGCCTTCTGTCTTCGCCAGATTGTACGCTTGCTGAATACTAAGTGTCGGGTTTCTAATAGCGATCTCCTTCACCAGTCCTGCATAGTCCCAAAAGTCTTCGTTGCCTTGCTTATTCGCCACCTTGTCGATCTCACTCATAATCCTTAAGGTCTCTACCTTTGTCTCCAACGGCTGAATTAGCTGCTGCTGGATATTCTGGTAGAGTAAGCCTATAACCTGCTGAGGAGTCATATCCTCAATAGGCACCTGCTGCTGTCCAGCTCGAGGAGGCGCTTGAGGTTGAGTCTGCGCCTCATTCACCAACTGATCCAACGTTTGAACGTCTTGCTTCCCTCCTGGACCCTGAGCCATCACTCTTGCTTCGAGCTCGGCTATGTGATCCAATACTGCGTTGTACTGTTCCGGACTCAGTACAACACCTTCCGCCTGCGGGGGAGGGGCCTGCGGCTGGGGAGGCGAGAAGTTAGGATCTTGACCTGCCCCGTCTTGCCCCTGTAAGTTCAACTGCTGCTGTTCCATCGCCTGCTGTTCCATCTGTCTCCTCCTTCTCCTTAATGATTTCCTCTGCTAGGTCTCTCGCCTTCTCCTCTGTTGCCTGTCGCAGCAACTCCCGCCTGTGCACCTTCAAAGCTCGTATTAGGGCAACCATGAGCCGCTCAAGTATTCGAGCGCTCCAACCCTCTCCCTCCATCTTGATCATCGGAGGACTCACCAGATCTAGGTATTCCACCGTCAATCGCCTTACCATTCTCTACCTCCTTCTCGCTTAAATCGTAATACTTTATACCCTGCTCCGTCACCATGGGACCATCTAAGGTCATTCCATTGAGTTGCAGGACCCTTTCGACTTCCATCGGGGGCACTGATTGGCCGTTCCTCACTACCAGGACTAGCCTATTGCTAATCGGGTGTCTCCCAATCAGGAACTTATCACTCAGGTAGAACCACCTGCTTTGCATCATAGTAAACATCTCGCCGTCAGCCCCCTTCTCTTGCATTCCTCCTGGTACTGCTTCTTACTTTCGATGTAGATTGGTTTACTATCTAAGTGCTCGTGCCAGAAAGGCTTGAACCAGTCTCTCCCTTTCGAGTTTATAACCTTGGACATCCCTTTGCCGCACTCGCATTCGATGCGGGGCGCCTCATCCATCTTATGAAAGACGTCCATTCTGAGGGCTCCACATTTACAGCTGTAGTCGTATAATGGCATCTTACTCTCCCTCTTCCTTCTTGTCCTGACCAGACGCAAGAGCCGCTAAGAGGCTTAATATACGAACTAACTTATAGTCCTTACCGTATCTCTTCTTAGCCTCTCTTATCTCCGAATTCCAGCTTGTGGGTGGATCATCCCAATCCCCCCACATACTCTTCTTCTTTGGCCACCCTTCTATTATGTGTAAACCCTCTTTCCCAGTTCCTCTGCCCATAAGTGGATCGGCTAAATAAGGTTGAAACTTGCCAAAGAAATCTTCTCCTTCGGGGGTAGCTACCCCTTTTGCGTGCCTAACAAAAAGATCTATATCACTAGGAGCGGTTTTCTTTGAGGCAAAAGATCCGCCTATATAAGCTTTACCTACAGCAGGGTGGGATACCACCTCCTCTATCTTCTTCTTTATGGGCGCATAAAGAGACTTTCTCTCGGAGGAGGTCAGCAGAGCTTCTATTATCTTTGGGCGAAGTGCTGCGGGTATCTTAGGCATCATCTACCTCCAGGCATCTTCTTCATCATCTGCTCGAGGGCCATTGGATTCTGCACTCCCGATCCAGGCGCTCCTGGACTCGCCCCTGCTCCACCTCCAGGTCCAGGTCCTGAGTTCGGTCTCGAGCCTCCACCTCCCGAGCCTCCGCCATACATCGGTCCGGGCTGCCTCTGGCCCGCCATATCCTGAGCCATCCCCTGTGGACCCTGCAGAAGCAGTGAGGAAGCGTCCGCTTCGTGCCACTCATGATTCCGAAGGACCATCTGCCTCAGCCGAATCTGGTCAATCAACTGATCGCCGTTAAAGGCTTTCATCAGATCCTGAGACATCTGCATCTTCATCCCTCGAGTCATCGGCATCCCACTCTCAGGATCCATACCGATGAAGTACTCTCCACGAAGCTGGTCGCCCGTGTACTCGACCCAGAACGCCTGGCCCTTTGGTCCAACGATCTCGATTACCTTCTCTTTATCCCAATAGGAGAAGATGAGCTGATTCCACTTCCTGATAATGTTGACGAGGACGTCTCCGATTATATCCTTCCTCTCGTTATTCCGAAGCTCATTGCTTTGGTTGACTATCATACTCTCGGCTGCCGTCTTTCCGTGGTAGCCCGAGAAGTCGCCCATCTGGTTTGCGGAGAAGCCTAAGGACTGCCGCATGTTCTCGTCAATCCTCTTCTCGAGTACTCCGAAGTCTGGAGGCACGTGAGGCTGCATCATCATGATCGCGGTCTGGAGATTCTCGTCGGTGATCTCTACGCCTGGGCCCACCGTGCCAGAGAGGAAGTGATTAAGGTTCTCCTTGGTCAGCGCGCCCTTCTTATAGAGGAATTTGAGCAGAGCGATCTGGCGGTGCTTCTGCTCCTGCGTCTTCACCTCATTCAGCTCTAGCTGCTGCGCTTCCATGATCTTCACATCTGGGATGCCCCAGAAGATCTCGGGGTCAGGGTTGAAAGTAATGAACTCGTACGGTAGGCCTTCGATGGCTACAGCATCCCTGTCTCCTAGGATTAAGGTGTCCTCGCAGAAGACAAGGATCTGCCTAGTTCGAACATCCCTCACTTCGTAGAGCTCAACGAACTTAGTCTCATCCCCCTCACCTCTTCCGAAGTTCCTCTGCTCCTGCCTCTGCAGATTAACCATCTTAGTCCCTGAGAGCTCAGCAGTGTTTTTATACTTCTGATCTTGCTGCACGTCCTCCAAGGGACGGTAGACGCGATGGCAGATCCAGGGGAGACTTGAAGCTGTGCGGTAGCCAGGAGGAACGATTATATCCTCAGGAGCACAGGTTAAAGCCCAAGGCATCCCCTCCTTAACGTTCTCGCGGTACTCGATCCTCTCACCGTCCTTCCTCCCCAGCTGCGTCGCTGTGCCCGAGTTCTCGTCAACTGCCTGCTCAGGTAGGTACCCGAACTCAGAGTCGTACCCGATCTTTATCGGACTGGTCCCCGCGAGGAAGCTGTCCAGAGCTCCATTCTTCAAAGTCTCCTTCAGCAGTAGCTCCTTGATGAGCCAGTTGTCGATGGCTTCGACTACCCTCGCGTGCCAGACGTACTCAGGCCTTTGCGCTGTGATGGACACTTTAGGCGCGCGGAAGTATACCGCAGGGATCATCATCCTGCCGAAGGCGTAGACGCGGTTGACGGGGAGGATAGCCTGGTCCCAATCGCCTCGGTAGTAAGAGCGATAATCCTTCCACTTCTTCCGAGTAGTGTACTTGTCGATGTACTTATCCGCCTTGTCGATCTTCAGCATCCACTCGTGGACGAACTCGTCCCTTGTCTTCTTAGCCTTCTTAGCCATCATTTCTTCCCTTTAGGATATGGTGTCCACTTCTTATCGATCTTAATGAGGCCCATCGGCTCGAGTATCTCCGCGTACACCTTAGGCATCATAAACCACGCTCGTGTCTTCGTACTCCGTACGAACGCCTGGTCGGCAAGCTTGTCCGCACCCAGCATCTGAGCTCGATCCGTGAACCAATTCTCGAGTACATGTTGGCGAGTAGGCTTCGTCCCTCCGAGGTGCGGGGAGATCCCCTTACTCTCATTCATCGCGAGAGACTTCATTGCCTGTGCGACTCTCTGGTCTTGCGTCTCGTGCCCCGCGAACTCCGCAATCTTCTGCTGCGTCCCTCTCTCAGCAGCAAGTTGGCTTAGGCTCGCACGGTCCGTTGGGAGGATGCGACCATCTTTGAGGTGGATGTACCTTACATTCTTCCCGCCTTGGTACACTCCCGTAATCGTCGATCCTGAGAGTTCCATTCCCTTCAGGCGTTCGTGCGAGCTCGAGAACGCAGGTTTGATTTGGCCAATTTTACTCATCTCTTTACCCACCGGTCCCTCCGATTTCATCGCGTCGAGGAAGCGCTTCCAGAGTCCAGGCACCGCCTTCTTTAGGGGCGAGGCTTCGGCTTCCTCGGGGGAGAGAGCCTCAGCTGCCCCTGCTGTGAGCCCTCCCAAGCCGAGAATTTTGTAGATATCCTCTTGGCTATCCACAGATGGTTTATACTTAGTGACGACGGACTTTGGGTTGAGCTGGATAGTCTGCCGCAACGCAGGTGTATAGTCTTCTGCCGTTAATAGCTCCATCACATCTGAGAACCTATGAAGCTGCTCTCGCTTTACCGCTAAGTCTGGAACGTCTATAACGTCGTAGTCTTTGCGCAATTGGTTGGTGAGCTTCTTCCAAGGAACTTTATCGAGCTTAGCCCACTCTTCCTCGCTGAAGACTTTGCGGCGCGCGGAGGGAAGGACAGCTCCTTGCTGCGCGTACTTAAGGTACCTATCGGGCTCGACAACTCCATGGACATTGGTAGGTGGAGCCCACGTACCCTCGATCAAAGGAGCGAGATCCTGCCCTCGGTTTGCCCAATAGATACCCGTAGGCTCTCCAGTCTCGGTCATCGACTCTCCATAATCTTGCATCTGCTTCTTACGACTAAACTTTGTCGTAGGAAAGTAATCAGAGCGGTAGAGCGTATTCCCTTCGTCCTTCGTCAACTTCTCAAATAGCTCTTTAAGCTCCTTTTGGGACTTACCTTGGTAGAAGCTAGGATCCTTCATCCTGGCCCGAGCTATAAAGTCTGCCAACTCCCGCTCATATCTGCCCGCCTTAGCTGTCTTGGGAACAGCCTTAATTGCTTGGTCCAGTATCCCCTGGAACAACTTGTTTAGAGCCATCCCCACTCCTTAAGCACCAACAGATCCTTATCTCCCTCGATGCCAATATCCTCACGGTACTGCACCCTCGGATCCTGCACCGAGTTGCTGATCGTACGGTAAACGCGTCTCCGAGCCTCCCGCACATCCTCTCCTCGTGAGGTCGCTACGCCGAGGACTCCAAGCCACTGATCTGCCGCAGAGAAATGCTTCCTCGCAGGCTCTGGCACATCTATGTAACCTGCCTTTACTGGGACACCTAAGTACGGCCAGGGTGGTGCCGTGACGGTAATGCTGAGTCCGAGCCCATCCCAAGCCTTCCCCTTCTGGCCTTCCTCGAGGAGGTCGAATAGGAACTCGAAGAGGGAGATCTTCAACAGCTCCGCTCCTGCTAGAACATCCTCGGGGATGAACTGGGAGTCTATCTGGGAGATGCTCCATAAATCACCTTTGACCTGCACCGTGGCACTGAAAGGGCCTTGGTACTTCGCTTTAAGGAGAAACTCTTCGAAGGGAAGGAGAGTCTGCGCAAGTTTTGAGTCTCCTTGGAGAAAAACTGCCAGGCTCCCCATCCCTTCTGTCTCGGGGCCTTTATTACGCTCCATCAGGTGGTAGGATGGGAGCGACAAGAGGATTAAGGGGGAGAATCCTCCTGCGCTCAACCATCCTGTCAAGCGCATCTGGATACCCATCAAGGGCTCCCGCTTGCCCACTAAGTACTCCAGGACCTTCTTTTGGTAATCTAAGTCCATCATAAGCTTATTAGTAACTCCATTACATCCGAGAGCCTGTTTTCCCGCCTGCTGGACTTCCTGGGCCGGTCCTGCGAGAGAGGCCTCCGCGAGGATAAGGTCATACTGTTCGAGAAGTCTCGAATACTGAGTGACTCTTGCAGGGTTTCGAGATCCTTTAAGAAGCTCGTCTCCTCCCTGCTTAAACCAGCATTTGACAATGTGGCCTTCATTCTTAAGCCAACCTCCTATGGGTAAAATCCTTCCTTTGTCGCTTAATAGTAGGATGCTCGCCATCCCGCACCTCCTTATGCTTTATTCGAGATAGTCTATATCGTCCGTGAGTCTAAGGTATAAATCCCCCTCAAGCCTTTTCGCTAAGCCGCCCTTCGACAAGATGATTAAATCTGGAAGCTCCCCGCCAGTTATGGTATCGTAGACCTCCTTATGCAGGATGCTAGACCAAAGCTCGAAGGAATCTGAGACTCTCACTAGATCTGCGAGGTTGGCGGATCTGGGAGTCACGACTACCGAGCCGCTGAAGCCCTCACTCACCTCGACCGCAGAATAAAGATCCTGCAGGAGGTTGAGACGTCTGTCTGTATCCTCGCTTACCTGCACTAGATCCGCGAGTACCTTTTGGATAAATAGATTTGTGGTGGTTAAGCCCTCACCTACTTGGACTATGTCGGCTAGTTCTTTACCCAAGAGTAACTGGGCCTCTACCAGATCTGAGACCGACACCGAGTCGAATGCTCGTGCGGGAATGCCCAGCCCACGAAGGACCTCCTCACCGACTTCTACTATGTCGCTTAGCTCAGCGACTAGGTAGACCTCCCGAGGAGAACCTCCCTCCGAGACTTGGATCTGATCATAAACTAAACTAGCGAGGAAAGGTGCTCGGGCCTCTCCTGCCTCCGAGACTCCCACCGAGTCATAAATAGAGGCCCGCCCAAGAGAGGTCAAGTTTAGAAGCTCACTTACCTGGATTTGGTCATAGACAGAGACTCTCCCCAGGCTAGTGAGGGTCAAACTCTCGCTAGCCGCTACTATGTCGTAGACATCAGCCTCAAGTAAGGGGATTACGCCGCACTCCGCGAGGACACTTTCACTCACTCCGACCGTATCGTAGACCGAGGCCCGACCCAAACTGGTAAGAGTAAGGTTCTCACTTACATGGACAGTATCATAGACCTCCACCTTACTCAGGCTCGTAAGAGTGAGGTGCTCGGATACAGCTATAGTGTCGTAGACTTCTTTCTTGCGGAAGGCTGGGTACCAAAGGATCCCCGAGCATACCTCTTCCCACGATCCTCCGACAGACTCCCACGCTTTCTCAGTATCAATAGAGTAGCAGAGGCCTCCTAGTATATACTCTGACACTCCTATAGTATCGTAGACCGAAGAGTCAACTCTAGGGCTGACGGCGGCTGCATCGTCTGATACTCCTACAGTATCATAGATAGTGGAGTATACAGGGTTTATAAGAGTTGCTAGGAATTCTGCTACAGAGACAGAGGAGTAAATATCCATCTCAAGGTAAGACGCTGGCGGAGGCCTTAGATCTGGAGTTACCTCCTCTGCGGCCTGGACCAGTGAAAAGACTGAAGCAGATCTTGAAGCAGGGACAACCCCTAAGGTACATCCTGCTGTTCCAACTGCTACCCCCCGTGTATTATTGTAGAGGGAGAACTCATAGGTCTTGTCGTCATCCGCATCGGAGCAATCCAACGCCCATTGCAGCTCGGAGTAGCAGTTACTCCCCAGGTCCAGCGTGCCGGAATCGGGGCAGAGGTTGTCCCCGACAGATTCCAGCCCGTTTTGCCATGTCATTGAGGAGTCTTTTGAGGAACAGCGGCGGGTCGTGCTTGTAACCGCTGTGCCGTCCGTCAGGACAGCGGACGAGGATGCCCACTTGATTTTTCCGGTAGAGGCAACATCGGCAGGCGTCCCGCCACTCACCCGCCATTGCAGCTTGTAGGCGGATGCCGCCGTGTCCTTGCTGTCATAACCGATTTGCGTTGCAAGGAGAAACTTGCCTTTAACGAAGTTGGTAACATTCCCGTCATCGGCAGCAGACAAACTGCTCCGATCCGCATCGGACAGGATGCGCGAGGCAAGTAATTGAGGATAATAAGTGGTCATTCCTTTTCCTCAAACTCGATGCAGCATTTATCCCACAACGGGCCGCTGCTGGTCATGGGATCGCCGACGCAACACACAAAAGGCCGCTTGACGCCCAGGCTGCACACCCTCACCTCGCCCTGCTGCTCGGAGTAAATGCAGTATCCGTCCGCACCGCATGGCATGGTCTTGATGTCCTTGCAGCACTCCCCGCACTCGTTGCAGCGGACGGTCTTGATGCGAGTCCAATCCTTGCCGTATTGCTTGAAAGCGACAAGCTCTATCCCGGCAAGGACGTAGATGTGCCTCTCATTGCACCAATCAGGGAGTTCCAACTCGAGCTTCATCTATCCCCCATCCTCACCGCATCACTTAAGCACACACCGAGAGGTGCAGGTTTGGAATCCTCTGTGGGTACTGCACTCCCGTCGTCAAGTCTATGTGCTTGCAGAATATCCTCGTGTCTATCAAGAACGGGTACTTTCTCTTCGCTATTTGCTTCCATCCTGCTCTCCTTAAAACATCCTCTTTCATAACCCTGTCGCACCAGTAGATGTCTGAGGTGCCCATCCCAGAAGCCGATTGGTTAGTCTCGGGATCCACCCAGACCTTTGCTGGGGTCTCAAAGACCTTCTTTACGCTAACTCCATTCCCTGTCTGGTAGTCTAGGCTCTCCTCGTGCATAATCTTTAAGAGGGAGTGGTGGATGAGCAGGCACCCCGTAGGCACCGCATCAACCCAAACCAAATCCCCAATCTTAAACTTATCATAGCAACTGGTGCCTCTCCCCCTATATACTAAAGGCTCGGTAGGTTCAGTTTTAAGGAAGTACAACCCCGATACCACCGGGATCTTCCTTGCCCGCATATACTCGTTAAAGAGGATAAATGCCTGGGGCGGGAGGACCACATCATCCTCAAGGAGGAGCAGCCACTCGAACTCCTGCTTAACCACTGCGTCGACCAAAATGTTTTGAGCGTCTGCCACCAAGTAACCTAGCGGTACGTACTGCAAGTAGCCGATAAGGGCGTTGGCCGCTGACCAGTTAGGCGGTATGGCCTGCCCGAACCTTGCTTGGGCCCACTCCGCTCTTATTATCCCGAGCGTGGGAGTTCCGATTAGAAGCCTGTGCCTTAGTGGGTACTTCGACTTGTTCGCATCGATGATTATCTTTTCTCGCCTCAAGGACCACCTCCAAGTTTCCGTTGTACTGGTAGTTGTTGACTATAATCTTCCAGGGTTTGGGTTTGTAAATCTCATACAGAGGCTGACTAGAGTCGAAGTAGGTGAACGTTGCTTCGTTCGGGCAGGGGTAGTGCGTCGGGTCTTGGAATGCTCCGAAAGAGGTCCAGTAGGGTGCGGAGAGGAGCAATTGCCCCTCAGGCTTCATAACCCTCCAGATCTCATCCATGAACCTAATTCGATACTTAGGCTCTATGTGTTCCCATAAGTGAGAGCATAAAGCTCGCAAAGCGACGCTATCTGGCAGAGGCCAAGGGAATACCTGCAGGTCGTGCACTATATCAACCCCCTCACAGGGACGCGCGTCTATCCCTACCCAACCCTTTTGTTTCTTCTCTCCGCATCCAATGTCTAATTGGATGCCCTTCGCCGTCTCTAAGCTCATTCTCGCCTCCTAAAGGTTAAGCCGTGGCAAATCTGATCTGGTAAGTTAAGTTAAAATCTTGGTTCGTCGCCCAGTTCGACGTAGTAAAGGTCTGCCCGGCGATCAGGGAGCCTGCGCTATTCGTCTTGTGGATGCCTGCTGCACCTACTACCGCCGAGGCTGTCAAAGAAGCTGATCCGAAGGACGCGGTCATGACCAAGGTGCAGGTACCCGAGGTGCTTAGGTCAACGGCTCTGTAGGAGTTTATCGGGCCCACCATCGCCGTCTGGGTCATATCCATCGCCGCGACCTGGGTAGCCATAACAGCGTACCCCGCCACGTAGGAGTTCGCTTGTCCACCTAGAAGGAGCGCTAGATTAGTCAACCCAGCATTCGTGACTTTATTCTCGATCCATCCTGTGTCTCCCACAACCTTCCCATTTTCCGTGAGTTGCCCCCGGAAGAATCCTCTTACTGTAAGTTTTGAGTGTTTAACCCTCTTCCCCATACCGCCCTCCTTAAATAGAAGCTTCTATTAAACCGTAAAGCAGACTTGCTCTATCAGTCCAATTAGTTGCGTAGTCTGTAGAGCCCCTTGTATACCTGTACTCCTCGCCGTTTTTTCGCATGATATACCAGGCCCCACCAAGACCCGTAAAACCGTAGTATTTAGGATCGCCCCCTATGTCTGTATTGGCGATGCGGTAGGGCTCTCCGCCATCACCTTTGACTATTCGTATGAGTTGAGTGCGAGTCAACCGTAGGTCCTCCAAGTATCAGCCTGAGGTTGGAATCGTCCTACACTCCCCTTCTGCCCCTTCTTCTTGAGGTTCTGGAAGATCTCCTCGTAGGACGCCACCATTAGGTTTGAATTGGCTATCCGCAAAGCCTCAACCTTAGGATCGATAATGATCTCACTCCGCACGTGGCGATGCATCTCCTGCTTCCGAAGGCCTATACCGCAGAGGCAGGCTGCGATCACGCGGTGGTCTCCCTTACCCTCCATCTTACCGTCTTGGTACTCCTCGAAAGCCTCGAGCGCCTGTTGCAGCTCCTTCGAATAGATAGTGAGACCCTCTTCGAGCAGCTCGGTGAAAAGTCCAGTAAGCTGGGGCTTCGTAAGATCTGAGGTTTGCCAACCATACTTGGGGGGTCCATGCAGGGGTACTGCCCGCTTGAAGATTGACATCTTGGGATAGATTTCCTTCAGGACAGCAAGAGTCGAGATTCCGTGATTGTTCGCTTCGATGATACAGTATGCCTCGTTATACCTGCCGCCCACCTCTGCGATAAGGTGCCCCAGTCTTACTGGATTGGTTCGGTTGTCGCAGAATTCAAAGACCTGCTCCATCGTCTCGACGCACCACACCTCGATTACTGCGTCGTCGTTCCCTGTGCCTCCTGAGGGGTCCGCTCCGAGAACGTAGTGGTAGCCCTCTCTGGGGTGGCTCGTGTGATGGGCGCAGTAGACATTCATTTGGAAGCCGGAGACCCACCTCTCGGACTGCGTGAGTTCGATCTCAGGGAAGATCGAGCCTCCCGTCGCCTGAAAGCACTCTTCGGATGAGGAGGGGTATTCCTGCCGCATCGTATTTACATTACCGCGGAACTCAAGCAGCTTTTGGTAATACCAGAAGAGCTGTCCGTCGGTGAGGCTGGGGAGCTTCTCTTTGAGGTTAAGGAGGATGGGGATATGTCGATGTTCGACCCAAGGCTCCTGGATGCACCACTCTTCGGGCGTCGGGAGAGAGTACTCATCGTCTTCCCACCACGAACGGTGGAACAGGAGGAAGCCTAAGGAGTCGGCGTTAAGGAACATTTCGTAGAAGTCATTCGATCGTCCGTTGCCTGTCGACTCGACGTAAATCTCTCCTGTCTTCGGAACGGCCTGCCAGAGACCCGCAACGTGCTTAAGTGCGTCTTGTCCCCACCATGCATACTCCGATATGTGGAGATGAGTGATAGTATCACCACGTCCAAACGCTCGACTGCCTGCAGTACCGATATAAAAAGTAGATTCAGTCTTGGGGAAGTAAAGCTCATTGCGGGAGTGCCTTCCTAGGATGGGCTTTGGCCCGTTCATATGCTTCAAGTAGTAGTGTACACGGTTAAGAAGGCGCTGCGTAGCGTCCCCCTCGTGCGAGATGACAACCGCCTTCGTACCTTCTTTGCCCATACAGTCGATTGCGAAGAGAGCGAGGATGAAGGCAGAGAAGCCCTTCTGCCTTGCTTTGGTGATCAAGCGTTTCTTGCGTCTACCTCGAACCTCATCGAACATCTTCTGCGAAGGATTCAGGGCGAACGGAACCTTAGCTCCAGACTTGTCCTGGATGTAGAACAGCTTTTCGATGGCGAGGGCTTGCGGCGTCATGGACTCATCCTATCTAGAGGAACCTCGTCGAGAGATCTCTGCCATCGGCTCTGGCTTATCATCTGCTGGATCTCTGGGTGCGCAGAGAAGATCTCGGCCAGCGCACGGACTCGAGAGTCGTAAGGTTTATCTCTCCTAAGATCGATCTTCCCTCTTCCTCCGTACATATGACTTGTAGGTCTCTTGGGGTCGTCATAAGCGAACTTCCCGGTACCTTGATGCACCTGGAAGCCTAGGTTCGGATACCGATCCATCTTGTACTTAAGGAGGTCCAAGGCCATCCCCGTCGAGGATTCGTCGCCCGTGAACCATCGCTTGAACTCTCGAGGGTCTAGGGGCTGGAGAGGCTTTAGGATCTTCCCCGTCTGGGGATCGGTGCGGAAATGACTCTCACCTCGAAGGCGTAAAGGGTTGTCTTCTCGGAGGTTACTCTCAGCTATGCCGATTGCCAAAGCTTGCTCGGGGGCGATCCCTTTAGATTCCCGGTCTAAAGCTTTCTCAATGACCTCCTGAGCGATCCATCGAGGAAACTTTCCCGTAAATTGCCCACGAGGCCACCTCTTGGAGGGGGTGTCTGTGAATTTAAGCTCCGGCATCCTGACTCCCCTGGTTCAAGATCTGAAAGACGACATCCTCCGCCGTTACGTTAATCTGCGTCGTAGTGTCTCCTTTATACTTCCCGCTTGCGTGAAGCCACTGATCGCTCGCTTTAAGCTTCACACTTGCATCGTTCGAATCCAAGGACGTACGGATGACTTCGACGACCTTCGGGTAAAGAGCTTCGAACTCTGCCTGGGTATGAGCGAGAAGCTGCTGTCTGATCTGCGTCACCCGCTGATCAGAGAGAATCTTATAAATCGTCGGAAGCTTATACCCCGTCAGCTCTACGATCTGCCTCGCGGAGCGTCCTGCGAGATGATGAGAGAGGACCGCCATGTAGCGAGAAGGAATAGGCTCGTAATCATTCCTTTTAAGCCTATGCTTGAACGACGAGCGAGGCGATATCGTTAAAGCGTCCATCGTACCTTTAGTCTCCTAGCGAGCGGGGCGAGGTTGGATTTTCGTACCGTTTGTGAACCCGCCTTCCGTTATACCTCAACGTCACTTGTGGGATTCAAATCTTCTTGTAGCTTGTTGATTTCTTTGTCGATTTTCGATGTTTTCTTCTTTGTCGAGTTGTTGTATGATGAAGTCAAAGATGAGAGAAAAAAAAAAGTTCTTTGAAATGGTGTGAGGTTAGATGACCACTTCACTCTTGTCGTTCGACTCATTCACTCAACACAACAATCAACTGACTTGAAAGGAGAACATCGACATGAAGACTCAGAAAGAACTTCAGGAGTACTACGACAAAGTGAAGGCTCGTGAACATCGTTATCAGATTAAGGTGAAGCTGCTCCTCAGGAAAGCGAAGGAGGCTGGCATCACGGTCTCGGAGAAAGAAATCGACGACGCGGTTAAAGGTAAGTAGACGATGAGGTGAGGTGGTCATCTTCTCCTCCTTCCTCCTCCCTTCGAGTTTCAACCCAACCTTCTCCCAAGCGAGCGAGCGAGAAGCAAAGAAACCAACAAGTTGTCAAAGAGCCTGTCCCATGAGGGTATTATACCCTCATGGGAGCGGTAGGTGAAAGGAATTACCTCGAAAAGACTTAAATGTTTCAACAGCATTCAATCCTTCGAGGAATTACTTTAATAAAGAAAATGAGTGTAAGATATAAAATGAGTGTAAGAACTATGCTTCTATTTTCTTTTAATCTTTCTTAAAAACAGTCCGCGCCCTTGGGACTCCCTCTCCCTTGGGCTTCTCTCTCTCTCTCTCTCTCTCCCCCGTCTCTCTCTCTCTCTCCCCCGT